GATAGGATTATGTTTATTCTTAAATATATCAAGAGATACGCTTATAGAATACGAAAAGAAAGAGATATTTGTCGACACGATACGTGAAGCAAGAAGAATTATAGTAGAGCAAAAGCTTGAAATGTTACCAACTATGAAGAATCCTAGAGGATTGATGTTCGACTTATCAGCTAATTACGGTATGCACGAGAAAACAGAGGTTAAATCTTCTAACACTAATGTAAATGTTAATGAAGATGTAACAAACCGTACCCCAGAAGAGAGAAAAGCACGAATTAAAGAGTTATTAGACAAAAATAAAGGTAAATAAAACATAATGTATATACTTTATTAGGAAAGGAACGAACAATATGTTAACTGATAAAGAAGAAATAGAACTTTTAAAACTTTTAGAAGAAGAAGAAATAGAAAATGCTAAGAGTGATTACTATTCTTATATAAAATTTACTCACAGTGAAATATACACCTATACAAGACACGGTGAGTTCATATGTAATACTATTAATGATGCAATTAATAAGCGTATAGCCATGTTTAAAGGCGAAATACCTATACAAACACAATACCTTATGTATACCGTACCGGCCCAACATGGAAAGTCAATGCACATAACAGAAACACTACCATCATATTTCTTCGGTAAATTCCCTCAACATGGTTGTATCGAAATAAGTTACAATGAAGATTTCGCAACTAAGTTTGGTAAAAGGAATAAAGAGAAGGTTGAAAGATATGGTAAAGAGTTATTTTACATTGAAATACCACGTGATAACAGATCCAATTCCGAATGGGGTTTAAAACATAAAGATAAGGCCACAAGGGGAGGAATGATTTCCAGGGGTATTATGTCGGGTATCACAGGTTCTAGCCTTGGTGATCTTATAATAATGGATGATGTTGTTAAAAATAGAAAAGAAGCTAACTCAGAAACAATACGTAAAAGTCATTGGGAAGAATGGACCGATTCGATAAGTAAAAGAGTTCATCCAGGTGCAATTGTTATATTAATTATGACGAGATGGCATGAAGATGATTTAGCGGGCCGACTATTAAATGCAGAATATGGAGAAGTATTACCGTGGAAAGTATATAACTTACCTATAGAGTGTGATGAGAAACATATAAAAGAAGAAGGTAATCCACTTAATAGAATAATAGGTGAACCTCTATGGCCTGAAATGTATGGGTATGAAGAAATAGCTAAAAGAAAACAGTATCCTCAGACGTTCTCAGCTATGGATCAAGGTAGACCTACAGCAGAAGGTGGAAACATATTTAAAAGAGATTCGTGGCAGTATTATGAAAAGACAGATCTGTTTGCAATGACATTACCTCTATTGGCTTTATCAGTAGATGCTACATTCACGGATACAAGTGGAACTGATAAAGTCTCTATACAAGTGTGGGGTAAGATGGGTGCAAACTGTTACATGGTTGATAACTATACACATAGGCTTAGTTTTACTGCTACTAAACAAGCGATAAAGAATATGTTACAGAAATACCCTAGAATTGGTGTTAAATACATTGAAGCTAAAGCTAACGGTCATGCAATAATAGATGTATTGAATAGAGAAATAGGTGGATTTATACCAGTTACAGCAGATGTAAGCACGGGTGGTAAAGTAGCGAGAGCATATGCTATTGAACCTTTTGTAACTAGTGGTAATGTTTATTTGCCTAGAGGTGAAGGTTGTGAGTGGGTACATGGTTATGTTGAAGAAATGGCTAGTTTCCCTAATGGTTCACATGACGATCAAGTGGATGCTACAACACAAGTATTGAATAGATTGATATTCTTTTATGCTGAACTTGATAAGTTTTCACCTACACCAAGTCAACGCAACTTTGAAAAGAAACCTAAACCTAACCCATTTACTCAGGGTTACAGTGATGATTTTATAAATAGTTTTTAAGGAGTTGATTTATTAGTTGTTTGGGTGTATACTTATTATAAGGTTAAGTTCTGTCGTGAGACACTAACCTCTGACCTTCTATTTTATAGGAGGTTTTTGTATGAAAACAGATTTAACAATAGAAATTGAAGAAGCGTTAAGACAAAGGTCAAAAGGTAAAAGTGAAAGATATGCCTTTGAAGTTCCGATAGGTAAAGGTATATGTGATTTTGTTACAACTAAGATTGATTATGAAAATCATTCTATCCCATGGGTTACATGTTATGAAATAAAAGTATCATTATCTGATTATTGGAATAGTGATAATGGAGCAAACTTTGAAGGTGATGAAAATTATTACGTTATGCCAAAAGAATTGTTTGAAGAAATAATATCTAAAAATAAACAATCTAAATTACAAGGTGTAGGTGTAATACTATATAATAATAAAGGACTTAGAAAAAAAACTGATGGCAAAGCACATAGATGGTCGTGTAGCTTAACAATTACAGACAAAATAAAACTTATGGATACTATGTTAATGAGAATATTATCAACGGGTCAATAGAACCTCTTAATTGAGGTTCTTTTTTATTTGTGGTACAATATAAATATACGGATTGGAGGGATAAATGAAAGTTGAACAATTTATATTTATACCACGTTTGAATTTACATGATATTTCACCATACATGGCTAAAAAGTTCGAAAAAAAAGGTGTTAAATTTTTAAAAAATACACCATCAAGCATGACGGGCAAAATAGATATACAAGGATGTTTGGGTTTGATTAAAAGGAGGTAACATGAAAACGTGTACAGATAAAGAAAAAGAATTAGTCGAATTATTAAAAGGTCAGCCCGATATGTCTAGTGTGGTTGACGGTGAAAAAATAGTTAAGTTAATGAATGATATTAGATTAGGTAATGATACAGAGCACAAGGAGGACTAATGAATACACTATTGTTGATATGTGGGTTATTCTGTGGATATGTAATCTACAAACAAGGGGTTAAAGATGGTATTACACTAAGTAAAGGTAAAGAAGTTACAGTAATACCTAATGTAATACAAGCGGTAAAAGTACATAAGGAAAAGAAAGAAGCTAAAACAGAGGAAAAGGAACTATTATCCTCTATAGAGAATATGTTCTCATACGATGGTACAAAACAGAAGGTAGGTGAATAGAGTGGCACGAAATAAAGACACTAAAATGATTACTAAAACATGGAGAGAATATGAAGATGGCAAGAACTATAACTTACAGTTAAACATATATGAAGATACTGATAGGAATGAAAGATTCTATGCAGGAGATCAATGGAATGGTTTAAATGCTCCTGGTATGCCTACACCAGTATTTAATATATTTAAGAGAGTTATAAACTACTTTATAGCTGCTATACTTCAACAACCCGTTAAGTTAAGATATTTCCCTATGTTATCAAATGAAGATTCAGAAGAAGAAGATATGGTAGAAATGAATGAAGCTGCTGAGTTGATATCATCTTATGCAGATACACTTCTAGAACGTCTTAAAATGGACTCTAAGAACAGACAATTACTTTTAGATGCTGCACTATCTGGAGATATGGTTACTTATCTATTTTGGAACCCTAGTATAAAAACAGGTCAAGAATCATTAGGTGACATAGACCTAGAGTTAATAGATGGAGTTAATGTTTACTTTGGTAATCCTAATCAATCTGAAGTAGAGAAACAACCATATATTATAATAGCATTTAGAGAGTTGGTAACAAATCTACAGAAAGAAGCTAAAGCTAACGGAGTACCTAAAAAAGAATACGAGAGAATTAGTTCAGATTTGGATAACTTATACACAGCAGGTGACAGAGGTAAAGTGGAACTTAATAATAATGGTGGTACAAAGATAGAAACTGGTAAAACTACAGCATTATTAAGACTATGGAAAAAAGATGGTAAGGTAATGGCATCTAAATCAACTAAATTCTGTCCTGTACGTGGTGAATGGGATACTAAGTTAGAAAAGTATTCAGTAGCTATGAACAACTGGGATAAACGTAAGAATAGTTATCATGGTCAAGCATTAGGAACTGGAATAGTACCTAATCAGATATATATTAATCAACAGTTTGCATTAATTATGATATTTATGAGAGATATGGGATTCCCTAAAGTATTATTCGATAAAGCTTTAATAGCAGCGTGGAGTAATAAAGTAGGTGGATCGTTTGGAGTTAATCCTGGTCCTGGTGGTTTAGGTTCAGCAGCGCAATATATGACACCTGCTACTATGAACACTCAAATGTTTACATCAATAGATATGGCTATTAAATACACTAAAGAGTTTTTAGGTGCTAATGATGCAGCTTTAGGTGACGTTAACCCTGATAATGCAAGAGCGTTAGCGATAGTAACTGAGCAAGCAGCAGTACCACTAGCTAATATAAAAGCTAACCTCTATCAATTACATGAGGATATAGGGTATATAATGCTTGATTTAATGGCTAATTTCTATGGTACACGTAAAGTAACTGTTATAGAAAAAGGTAAGAGAGTAGTAAAAGAATTTGATTTCTCTAAACTTAAAGATATACCAATGAGTTTAAAAGTAGAAGTAGGTCCAGGTACTTTATACAGTGAGTTAGCAGGACAAGCAACTATTGATAGGTTGCTAGAACAAGATAAAATTACATTCTTACAATGGTTAAGAGAGTCAATGCCTGGGGTTGTGCCTGGAAAGCAAAACTTTATTGATGCTGAAGAAGAAATAGAAGAAGCACAAGTACAGCAAGCTAATGGTGATGCGGATTTTAGAGAACAATTTATAGCAGGGCTATCACCTGAAGACGCTGAAGTATTCAGACAAATGACACCAGAAGAACAAGAAGAAATATTGAAAGGAGCAACAGATGAAGTGCCAAGCGTGTAAAAAAGAAATGTTTATATCAGGGCAAGAGTTTTCTAGTCCTATAGATTCTACAGACGTACATGTACAACTAGTAATGGTATGTAGTAATCCTGATTGTATAGAGTTTGCAGGGAACGATTTAAAGAACCCTAGACAAGATAAAACTAAGAAAGAGAAGAAGGTTAAAGTTAATTGAGGAGGATGTATGAAAGCTGAAAAAGAAGGGTATTTGTCTAATGAAGATGGCGAAATTTATGTAGATTTTATGAACGAAAAAACAACTAGAATGAAAATGATACCATTAGAAGAATTCGAAGAAATAAAGAGACTAGCAGAAATAGGAAAGGCTATAGAATTAGCTTTCGAAAAAGATATGGAACTAATAGATGTTTATAACACACCTTGGAATGAATTAAAATCCGATAAAAAAGCAGAAACGATAGAAGAATTATTAGAATGGTACAGAAAGGAAGTTAAAGGTTAATTAACTAACTGTGTCATTTTGGTACATGTATCAATTTGACACATATTTAAAAATATAGTAAAATAATAGTATAGGGACATGCCAGTTCCATTGAATTGAAAGGAGACATATGCCAATGTCTGAAGAAAATGTAGTAGTAGAACAAGAAACACCAGTAGAATCCACTGAACAAGTAGAAGCTACAGAAACTCCCACAGAAGAAACTGCACCAGAATTTAAACCATTTGAATACAGTTTTGATAAAGAAACTAGAACGGTAAAAACAGAAGCAGAACTACGAGAACTAGTTGAAATGGGAGAGTATCACAGAACCAAAGGTAAAGAGGGTGATGATTGGTTAAAATCTTATGCCAAAGATAATAACATGTCTAAATCAGAATTACTTGAAGCTTTCAAACAACAAAAGTTAGATCAAAGTGTACAACAAATAGCAGATGATAGGAATGTTTCGCTAGATGTAGCTAAAGAGTTACACGAAGGTGAAATATTAAAACAAAGTTCACTTACTAAAGATGAAGAAGCAAAAGAACAAGCTAGGTTAGATGAAAATTATGCAGAGTTTGTAAAAGTTTTCCCTGATGTTAAAGACGTTCCACCAGAAGTGATAGAACGGTTTGCAAAGGGTGATATCAGTTTAATAGATGCTTATAACGATAAAATGAAGGATACAACTATAGAAACATTAACAAGTAGGCTTACCGAATTAGAAGAAAAGTTAGGTATTAACACTAAGAACACAGAAAATGCCGAAGCTAGCACAGGAAGTGTTACTGGTAATGGTTCTACAAATGAAACTTTCTACACAGCAGAACAGGTAAGAGGAATGTCTAAAGCTGAAGTTAAGAAAAACTTTAATGCTATAGAAAAATCAATGCAACGATGGAAATAGGAAGGAGACATATTAATGTCATATAATAATTTTATCCCAACGGTTTGGAGTGAAAAACTTCAAAGAGAAAGAGAAAGAGATGCAGTAGCAATTATGTTGTCAAACAGAGATTTCGAAGGTGAAATTTCTAAAGCAGGAGATACTGTTAATATTAATGGTGTTATCAGACCTACTGTAAAAACATACGTTAAAAATTCAACAAGTATCGTACCTGAGAACTTAACTGGCGGTCAAACTCAGTTAAAAATCACAGAAACAGATTACTTTGCTTTTGAAGTAGACGATATTGATAAGAGACAAGCAGCAGGAAATATTATGGATGCACAAATGAAAGAAGCTAACGAAGCTATGTCTGACAGTGCGGACGATTTTATTTATTCTAAATATGCAGATGCAGGAACAGAAATAGCAGCTACAGATATTACTTCAGCTACAACTATTTCTAAGATTACAGCAGCACTTAAAGCTTTATGGAATAACAATGTACCTAAGAGTGCAAACATTTCATTAGAAGTATCTCCTGACTTCTTAGAAAAAATGATGTTAGCAGAAATTATCTTTAGTGATCCTAATGACAAATTAATGGAAAACGGTTATGTTGGTAGACTTAAAAAATACTTAGGTATTAAAGTTTACATGTCAACTGGAATCTTCAATGATGGTACTTTTGATTACTGCTTTATGAGAACACCAATGGCTATCTCTTTTGCAGATCAATTAGACCAAATTGAAGCATACAGACCAGAATCAGCATTTAGTGATGCAGTTAAAGGATTACACCTATACGGTGCTAAAGTAACTAGACCTAAAGAATTAGTTGTTATTAAAGCTTCGTACGCAGCCGAAACTGCTATTTAGACAGTTTGCATTATCGTCAAATGTAGGGCTTAAATAGCTATATAATTATTAGAGATTAGGAGGAACATATGGCAGTAGCAGTAGTTAATACAAGTTTAGATGAACAAAATGTAGGGTATGCGGTGACAGCTAATGCAGCAACGTCATCAGTAATAGATGAAGTTGAGGTATTTACATTTACACCAAATAAACAAGATGGTAAAACATTGATTAGAATTACAGTAGGAGATACTCATGGAGCGGTAGCGTTTTCAATTTCAGCAGGTGATTTCTGGATGGGAATAGATCCTAAAACTGGTTCAGTAGCACAAGCTACATCTGAAGTAATTCAAATTGAAACAGCTAAGTATATGCAAGACGATGGAACTATCGCAGTAACATTCACTCCTGCATCTGGTAAAAGACTATTAACAGATCATGCTTTATCAGTAGAATTGTATTCAATGGTATAAGTTAGACCGAAGGGGTCGGGGATAATCCTCGGCTCTTTTTTATTAGGAGGTATATATGAAATATAAAGGCGAACCGAATTTATTTGTTAGGATTAATAAACCAAGAAAAGGAGAAGTAAAGTTTTTTACATTCGATGAAAATGGAATATACGAAACAAATCACCCTACTACTATGGCTAGATTAGATGGTTATTGTGAAAGATGTGTAGAGAAAGAAGAAATAGAAGAAACAGTTAATTTAAGTGAATTAAGTTATCAAGAATTACAAGTATTATTCGCTGAGAAAACAGGTAAATCAGCGGTAGGAATAAAAAAGAAAGATATATTAGAAGAATTGGAGGAATAGTATGTCACAATTAGAATTATTACTATCAAAAGTTCTTATAGGACAAACCGGACAAGTTGCAAACAAAGGGGTATTCCCTATTGACGATAATAAAATAGTGACAACCACAGATATGAAAGTTGGAGCATACACAATAGCAGCACAACCAAGTGCAGCAAGTTTGTTGAGTGTAACAATTACAGCTGTGGGTACAGCCGATACAATGGGAACTATTACATTTGTAGGTACTGATGTGAATGGTGATGCGTTGACGGAAGAAATTATACCAGTGGTTGATTCTACAGTATACACAGATGTTGAGTTTGCAACAGTAACAAGTGCAGCTGGTGCAGGTTGGGTAATAGATGGAGTTGAAGGCACAGAAGATACAATTATAATTGGTGTAGCTGATGTAATAGCACCAGAAGGGTTTTATTTTTCAGCAATACACATAATCGCAGCAGCAGTTGTAGCATCACAAACTAATAAAACAGGTTCAGTAACAACAGATTTAACGAATTTCACATCAATACCTGTTGGTAAATACCCAACAAAGTTAACTAAAATTGCGTTAACAAGTGGAGAAGCTATTTTGGTATTATCGGAGGTGTAATATGGGTTTTTCGAATGAGTTACAAGCAAGATTTATAAGAGCATTACCACGATTTTTCAATTCAATGAGAATACTTACCGGTAGTGAATATTTAACTCTTGTAGGAGAAAGTTTCAAAGCTGAAACAAGGTTTACGTTGTTAAACGAAGGAATACAATTATTATATTTTGAAACTCCTGCTGATAAAGATGTTATATGGGCAAGTGATTTCGTTAACGCTGACAAAAGTAATGTTCAATATAGATTATTAGAAGGAACTACGTGGACCGGAACTGTAGCACAACCTGTAATAAATCAAAATAGACAATCTTCTATTACTGCAGAAAGTTTATTATACAATACAGCTACAGGTTATGATGATGCAAGTGCTGTTGAAATAGATTTAGTTGTATTGTTAGGTGGTTCTGGTACTGGAGTTGGTTTCGGACAAAGAGGTTCTGGACAATCTGGATCAGAATTTATGGTGCTTGCTAGAAGTACAAAATACACATTAGAAATCACTAATGATAGTGGAGAAACAACAGAAGTAGTTGTTAAATCTGTATTTGCAGAAGTTGATTTAACAGATTAGGAGGTTATTATGGCAGTAACATTACAAAGTTTATATGATAAATGCCTTGCTATGTTTAATAACTATACCGAAGATGGAATTGTTATCGCTCCTGAAGAAAACGCAGATACACAGGCAAAGTTTATATTATTTGCAGATATGGCACAAAAGGAGTTATGGAAGTATAGTAAAGCTACAAAGCAAGTAGAAATAACAAATAAACCACCTATTAATCAACTAGGGTTATTGTCAAACTTTGATATAGTTGATTTTACAGGAGAAACACAGTATTATCCTGATGAAAATGGAGTAGCTGAAGTACAAGGGTATTCTGTTAAGTATGATGGTGATGGTGTGATAGAATTTGAAGAAAATATAGGTGGAACGTGGACTAACTTAGAAACTTTAACTAATACCAGTATAACTACATTAACACTCTCTACAGGGGTTTTAACTGTATCTGATACTAACAATAAGGTTAGAATGGTTATAAGCGGTACGACTCATTTTAGACACAAGGATAGGGCATTGTGGAAGTATTTATATCAAGCTGACAAAGTACCTGAATATGCAGCGTGGGTTAAACATGATTTACCTGATGATTTCAATGCAATAGATGAAGTTGTAGAAGAATTTCCAAGTAGACAATACAAGGATTCAGCTAACTTTAAAACTGAAAATTATAGAGATTATTATTTTAACTTCTATTTTGAAGGTTTAATAAGAATAACATACAAACCTATACCTACAACATTAACTGCTTTAACTGATGTTTTAACAATAGATGATGTATTAGCAGAATCGGTAATGTATGATGCAGCAGGTAAAATAGGTTTCTATAAGAATAAAGACATAGTTAATTACGTAGAGCAACGAAGGGTAGAAGCTAAAGCAGAAGCAACGTCAGATCAACCTGCTTCGGAAGAATCAATCAGCAACATGTATGGAGGGAGTGAATATTAATGGCACAAGTTAGATTTGCAAAACCCCCACCACCAACCGAAATAGAACAATTTCTCGGATTAAATGAAACATTCGGAAACACACAAATTAAACCTGGAGAATTAAGTTTCTCTGAAAATTTCAGATTTACTAAAAACTTTAAAATGTCTAAAAGACCAGGGCACCATACTTTTATAGACTTTGGAGTAGCGCAAAATGTACAAGGTGTATGGCAAGGGCGAATAGCTGCTAAAGACATAATGCTTTCTGTATGGGACGGTAACGTATATGAATATGATATGTCTATTGACACAGATACAACTGCTATAGCCGATTTAATCACAGAAACAGTAGTAACTATCATAGGAACATTAACGGACCTTAAAACGCAAATCTTTTGGTTTAATGGTAAGATATATTTTAGAAATGGAGTAGAATATAAAGAGTATGACGGAACAACATATCAAGATGTAGTACCATATATACCTACAATAGCTTTAAACGCTTTACCTGCGGGTGGTGGTACTCTATTTGAAGAAATAAACCTATTGACAGGCGCTAAAATACAGACATTCATCGGAGATGGAGCATCAACTTTGTATCAATTAGCTGAAGCTGACTTAGATGCTGACTTATTAATAATCACAGTAGATGGCGTTACTAAAACAGAAACCGTTGATTTTACTGTTAATAGAACTCTAGGACAAGTAACATTTACAGTAGCACCGGTTAATGAAGCATTAGTATCAATTCAATGGGTTAAAGTGGTAGTAGGAAACGAAGATTTAGTTTTAAATCATAAATACGCAGTAGATTTCGGTATAGATAGTGATACAAACCTATTTATATTCGGTAATGAGAATGAGAAAAGAGTGTTTAGGTTCTCAGGAATCAATAAGGCGGGTTATTATCCTGCTAACTCATTCGTTGCAGTTGGTAGTGATGAATTTTCAATTACTGATCTTAAATCTAATCAACAATCATTACTAATATTTAAGGAAAGAGCAACATTTGTAGTTAATCCTACAATCAACAGTAACTTTGCTGACAACACAGGTCTAAATCCTTATAATTTCGGCTATAAAGACTTAAATGAACAATTAGGACATATAGCACCAAATATGGTACAATTGATTAAGGATAGTCCTATTAGTTTAGACGAATTTAGTATGTGGTTATGGAAGATCACTAGTGTTGAATCTCAAAGGAGTGCAGATGTTATATCAGACAGACTACAAAGAAGTTTACAAGAGTTAGATTTATCTATGGCGGTTACGTTTAATTATGCTAATCAAAAGGAATATTGGGTTAATGTAGGAACTAGAGTTTATATATGGAACTACGATAATGACACAATGTATATTTACACTAACATACAAGCTACTGAGTTTATTACTAGAGGTGAAGATGTTTATTATGCTTCGCTAGGAACTGTAGAACATATGAATGAATCTTTCTTAGCTGACGGTTCTGTATTAGGTGATACGATACCATGTATAGGTAAACTAGCCTTTAGTGATTATGGAGCATTACAGTATGAAAAATCAATGCAAATGCAATGGTTAAGTATAGAACCTGCATCAAGAGCTTCAGTGGATATTCAGTTTGTTACAGATAGGAAGAACGAGGAAAAATCTAAAACGTATCGTGTTGAATATATTCTAATGGATTTTAATAATGTAGATTTTAATGCATTTTCATTCTTAACTAACATCAATCCACAATCCAAGCCTTTAAATGCAACAATAGATAGATTTGTTTATTTACAACCGATATTTAAAAACGATACTAACAACGAAACTCTAACTATACTAAAATTAAGTATGTTAATAGAATACAACAGATTTTCATAAGGAGGTAAAACATGGCATTTACAAAATCAACAGTAGCAACGGATAATATACAAACTCAACCTAATTTAGTTAAAGATGCTGCTACTGCTTTAAAATTAGCATTTGACCAATATGGTATCGATGATAAAACGTTTATCAATGCTTTTATAGACGAGTTAGAAGCTAAAACTGCTGCAGCTAGTGTAGGAGCGGCGGATTATAACGGGCAAAGTTTTGATTTTGTTCAAGATTGGATTAATTATTTAAAAGATAGAATAGACAATGTTAAACCTACAATTAATATTTTCTCTGCATTAGATTATGGTCTAACAGGTTTAGGTGTTGCGGACGATGCTATCCCGTGGAATACATTAATCACTAGTATAGGAAGTACGAAAGCTACAATATTATTCCCTAGTTTAATGACGAGTGAAGCGGTATATTTAATTAGTACAAATGTAGTAGTACCCGCAAACATTAATTTAGTATTTAACGAAGGTGCTACATTAAAGATTTCTAATACAATCAGTGT